AAACTAGGCATGACAGTTCGTTCTGACAATTCATGCAAATTCCCCAACTTGTCAGACAATTAGACAAATTGTGTGAAATTAGAAACAATTCTGACAATTAGACAAATTGTGTGAAAATTAGAAACAATTCAGACAATTTATCAATCTGTCTGACTTTAATACTTTGTTATAAAAACCGTTGACTTTTATATGTAAAACTGCTATTATGAGGTTGTAACAATCAAATAGCAAAATGTAAAGGAGAAAAAATCATGTTTGAATTACAATCTTGTAAAATCACTAGGAGAGAAAAAAGAGGTGATGCAAGCAATATGTTTACTGTACATATTGCATATTATGAAGCAACTTGTGTTGATGAAAATAAAGAAGAGTACGTTTATTCGAGTGAACTTATTTATGTTAATAAAGTTCCAACATTATTTGATTGCTTAAATGATGCAATTAGCGCATTTTATAATAAAGATGAGTTAATCCCTACTCATAAGAAACGTATAACATTTATTGAAATTTGCAGTATGATGGGTTCTAAAAAATATTTAGACCTGTATTTAAACGGTACTTTATATAAAAGGCGTTTATACTTGTATGATTTAAATTGTGTTTATTCATACTTGAAAAGAAATGGGTTGTTTGTTTATGATGTAACACAATCACTCACAGCACCAAGTGAGTATAATTTATTAGTAGAAAAGGAGAGAAAAACATGTTAAAATCATCTACAAAAATTACCTGCCGTCCTTATGATGGAAACAGTAAAACAAAAGCTTTTATTGAATTATGTCTCGATAAAACGCTTGTCATTAAAGGCTTGACGCTTGTAGAGGGTTCACAAGGGTTATTTCTTTCTTTTCCATCATCAAAGGGAAAAGATGGGAAATACCATAACTCAATTTACTCAGTGGATAAGGAGTTTACAGGCCAGTTAGAAGAAGCTTGTATTAAAAAATACAACGAAGCATTTAATAAATCTGATAACTCAGATGAAGCACATTTTTCATAAAACTTATAAGGTGTACTATTTAGTACACCTTTTTTTTTCAGTAAAGGAGATTAAATGAATATATATGATAAAAACGGATGGTTAGACATTCCAAAAATCGTAAATACTTGTGAAAAAAACGAGATAAATTTTATCTTCATTATCGGTGCTCGTCGTACCGGAAAAACATATGGGATCTTTAAACATTTCATTGAGGATGTTTTTTCAAAGGATGAAAAAGTAATATATATGAGAAGAAAAACAACTCAAATAGATTCCGTGTTAGTTGATACTATGAATCCTTGGATTGACATTAATCATGATCTTCATAGGAATTTCTATTTTAAAAAGCTAAAAGGGGAAAAAAGCCGGGTATCATTGCAAGAAATCAACGAAGCTGGAGAGGAGATTTATCATGGTGAAGCTTTTAGTCTTACTAGTTTAATGAATAATCGAGGATTCTCAGGATCCGGCTTTTCAGAAGGAATCTATGATGAATTTATTCCTGAGAAGCTTGACAAAAGAATTAAAGGTGAAGAGGATGCGTTTCTGAATGGAGTAGAAACTATTTCTGCCAACCGTGAGTTACTTGGTGCAAAGCCTTTTCGTTGGTGGATTGTTTCAAATAGTAACACTCTTGACTCTCCGCTTATTCATTCTTTTGGGTTGCTTTCAAACTTAGAAAAAATGAAGAAGATCGGACAGGAGTTTTCCATGTTAAAAGATCGTGGAATAATCATTATTTTGATTAACAAAAGCCCCATTTCAGAAAAGAAAAGAAAGACAGCTCTTTATAAGGCTCTTACCGGAAGTACAGATTTTGAAAAAATGGCTCTCGACAATGAATTTGCATATGATGACACGAGTTCTATAAAGTCAGAAGATTTGAGAAAATATAGATTGATATGCATAGTTGGCTCACTTGGGATTTATGAACACAAAAATGAAGCTAAACTTTACATAAGCGATCATATTTCCGGAACGTGCAAAGATAGCTTTCCTGACAGTGAGTTAGGGAAATCTCAGTTTAAGTTTTATTATTCATGGGTATATAACTATATTATTAGTAATAGAATTTCTTATCAGAATCTGACTGTAAAATTTTATCTTGATAAAATTTTCAATATATGATATATATAAATTAAGGGAAAACGGCTACATCAACCGTCGGAAACGGATGCTATAATGGGATGATTACCCGTAAGTTTTCCCTTATTATTTTATTCATTAGTATCCGTTTCTTTTCTCAAGAAAGGAGAAAAAACAAAAAATGAAAATTGAAGATTTAGTTGCACTTGCAAATGCAGGTTTTTCAAAACCTGAAATCCTTGGATTCGCAGGGCAGAACCAGAACCAGAACCAGAACCAGAACCAGAACCAGAACCAGAACCAGAACCAGAATCAGAACCAGAACCAGAATGATATGGTCATTGATGCTATCAATAAATTGACAGCCACTATTCAGGCATCAAATATTCAGAACACCGGAAATGTTGGGGTAAATTCACCAAGAACAGAAAAAGACATTATCAATGATATGATGAAGATCATGAATTAGAAAGGAAGTGTATTAAATTTGGCTGTAAATAGTTTAACTCCGCAGGATGCCTATATTCTTATCAGTTCCATTGCGAAACAGGCTACAGGTCGTTCTGACCTTGTAGCGACTGACACAAGTTCTTTTGTTTCCGTTGGGGGAACACTGTTACGTACAGGAGTAGAAAACACACTGAAAAGTATGTCTACAGTATTTGCGGAAACGTATTTTGCAAACGAGTCTTATACTGGTAAATTAAGGACAGTCGAACAGACAAATGTTCGTTGGGGTGCTATCGTCAGAGAGATTACTTCCCTGTCAATGGATGCAGAACAGTCTGATGATTGGAACACAGAGCAGAATCCAAACACTTTGGATGATGGCAAGTCTATTGACATGTATAAGATTCACAAGCCGAAAGTGCTTGAACTCAAGTTCTACGGAACAAAGTTGTTACAGAGATCAATCACAAGATTCCGTGACCAGCTGGCACTTGCTTTTTCTAGTGAGGATGAATTTCTCAGATTTTACGAAGCTGTTATGATTGAGTTTCGTAATGATCTTGAGATGGATCGTGAGAGTGAACGTCGTGCAACCATGCTTAACTATATGGCAGGCTTATCATCTCTTGGTATGGAAGTTGACCTTGCACATGAGTTTAATACAAAGAATGGAACACAGTACACAAGAAAGCAGTTACTTTCCGAGCACCGTGATAAGTTTATGCCGTTCGTCGTTGCCAGAATCAAACTTGACTCTGAAAAGATGACAGAGAGATCAAATAAGTACAGATTTACTATTACAGGCTTTGAAGACCTTTTGAGATTCACACGGAAAGAAAATCAGCGACTTATGATGCTGTCAAGTTTTTGGATCGATTCTGAAACACAGACGTTACCGTATGTGTTTGATGATAAAAATTTACAGATCGAGAACAAAGAACTTGTAAACTGGTGGCAGTCCGCTGATAATGAATCAGCTATCCAGATTACTCCAGCCATCATTGGAGCAGATGGACATGCAAAACAGGCAGAAACAGAGGTCAACTTACCTTATGTTCTGGGGGTTCTGTATGACCGTCGTGCTATGGGGATCAACTGGCAGTTTGATTACAGTTCGACAACACCATTCAACAGCCGAGGTGGCTACTATAACATGTTTGTACATTCCAGAAAAAACTACTGGAATAATTTTACGCATAACGGAATCTTGTATGTGATCGGGGAGGGGGCATAATATGTTAGCCGCATTATTAACTATTCCTTCCGGTGGTTCTATAGTTGTAAAATTTCCATTTAAAAAAAAAATAGGTATAAGAAGATTAATAGTATCTTCTCCTCATAATGATATTACATTAAATTATGACGGAATCCCAATTATTAACTTTAACAGTTCCAACGGATTAGTTGAATTGAATTTTGAAAGCTATTATGGATTTCCGGACTCGTCTTTATTTTCAATGATTAATAACGGAACTACTTCTGTACAAGCGACAGTGCTTGTCGATTATGTCCCAGATGCACCTATAAATAGTGATTATTTTGAGAGGAGTTAGCAATGATGGACACATTTTTAACTATCTTAGGAAACTATGCGTTTCCGATCGTATGCTGTTGTGTCATGGCATACTTTGTGAAGTACATGTACGACCAGACCAACGCACGAGTTGACAAACTCAATGAAGAGCATAAAGATGAAGTTGACACACTTTCAGAAGTCATCAAAAACAACACGCTTGCTATTGAAAAAATGAACTCGTTAATCGAACACTTAGGAAAGTAGGTATAACATGACAGCTAATGAACTTGTTGAAAACGCAAAGGAATTACTTGGTGTAAAATATGTGTGGGGTGGTAATACCCCACAGTCAGGGCTTGATTGCTCCGGATTGCTTTACTATATTCAGAAGAAAGCAGGTTCAGAGGTGGGAGATATGACAGCTTCTGGCTATTCAAAACTTGGAACAAAGATTCCGATTGGGCAACAAAAAGTAGGTGACTTTCTCTTTTTTGGATATCCAGTCAATCATTGTGCCATTTTTATTGGTAACGGCTATATGATCGAGAGTAGAGGCAGTAGAAAAAACACTGCTGACAACCCCGGAGTTGGGGTAGTCAAAAGCCTTGTCACTCGCAGATATGACTTATCTTGCATCCGCAGGGTATGGGATGAAAAAACCCCATCTTATGAAATAGGTAGAACCTATACTACTATCGTGGATCACTTACATGTACGTTACAGTGTGTGGGGTCAGATCAAAAAGTATGCACAGCTGACAAGGGATGGTATGAAACACGCTTATTCTGATGGGTGCCTGAAAAAAGGAACAACGGTAACGATAAAAGAAGTAAAAAAGGATGAAGCTGGAGCAACGTGGGTTAGGATTCCATCTGGTTGGATTTGTGCCATTACTTCAAAAGGGGAGATATACGTATCATGACAGAAATAGTTTTGTATCATTTTTCGAAAAGAAAAAATTCTACAAAACGTCCTACAGGGCAGGGGACAGAAGTTCCCTGCCTTTTAAAATCTGCAACTACATTTCAAGATCCTACGTTTATTTTGCAAAGACCAATGAATGACATGCTACAATTTAACTATGCAAAGTGGGCAGATCATTATTATTTTATTGATTCAACTACTTCAATCAATGCGGGACAAACTGAAATTAGTTGTACTGAGGATGTTTTGGCAACTTATAAAAATGAAATCGGTAATTATACCTGTTTCATTGAAAGATCAAGCAATCAGACTACACTTGCCAACGACACTATGTATATTCCTACAAATGACTGGGTCTTATCAACAAGAAATGTAAGTCATAAAGAGAAAATAATGACAAGCACTTATTCACAGCAATATATTATAAGGGTAGTTTCGAGGACTGGCGTAGCATCCTACTATATAAACGGCGATCAATTAAGCAATTTGCTTGACTATATGTACACAGAATCAAATTTTGCTGACGTTATAACGGATGCCATTACCAAGCTAATGTTTGACCCATTTAAATATATAGTTGACTTGAAATGGATTCCTTTTGTTGAAAGTGCTTTTAAAAATAACAATAATGAAGCAATACAGCTAGGATTCTGGGATAGTGGTGTGATGGCAAAAAGAATTGATGAAAACACGGTTGTTAATTTTTCGTATTCATTTGCTTTTGATAATCCACTTTATGCTATCACTGATTTTAGGTACTATAATCCGTCGTTTTCAAACTATTTTATAAAGCTTCCTTTTATCGGAGTAGTTGCTCTTAATCCCTATAAAATAGATGATAGTGTAAATGCACTTTATCAATTTGACGCAACAAGTGGATTATGCAATGTATTTTTGCAATCAAAGAAAGTTGTTTTTGCATCTTATCAATTCCAGTTGTCAGTTCCAGTACAAATCGGTTATGCAACCACAAACATAGCACAACTGACCACCTCAGCTGTAAGTCTTGTTGGTGCCGGATTGCAAGGAAACATTGCACAGGGTATATCTTCAGGAATAGAAGCAGGAAGAAGCATTACAGCACCTGAAGTATCAATGCTTGGAACGATTGGCAACATTTCAAACATACTCAATAACCAGATTTTAGAGTTTAATTCATATGCCTGTACAAGCATAGATCCTGATGGTGCAAGTGAGGGATATGCAGATGGTACTGTTCGTTATATTTCTGGCTTGAGTGGATATATAAAATGCAGAAATGCATCCATAGAAATTAGTGGATTTACCGGAGATCAAGAAGCAGTGAATAACTACTTGAATAGTGGTTTTTATTATGAATAATGTTTCACGTGAAACATAGAAAGAGGTAAAAAATATGTGGACTCCAATTGGTTTTGATAAAATCAATATCATTTCAAATTACTTCCAACCGTCAGGAATCAAGGCAGACAGTCTATATACTGACACGTTTGACCGTATGCTGTATGAGAGAGTTTGTTCTATTTTAGATATAACATATAATGCAAATTTTGACATTGACTATTTTAAGTTTTGTCTGCTTGGTGGGGGATTTATTGCGATCACATATACTGATGCATATGGACTGATCGCTCAGTATCCTTCGATCAGTGGATATGATATGTATTGCAAGCCAACGACTGCAAGCATTAACACATGTGCCACCAATGCAAACATAAGCTTACAGGATTTAAAGATTGGTACAGATTGTAGTGTGATCTATTTACGTCCGTCAAGATGCGGAATTTTTGACATTATCGGTTATTATAGTTATAAACTGGCTCTGGTAGCTTCTGCTTTTGACATGAACGTATTCAACAGCAAGTTAGCTTTTATGATAGCTGCCAAAAACAAATCCGCTGCAAAAACACTGGAAAAAATCTATGACGAAGTGCAAGCAGGTAATCCCGCAGTTGCGTATGATGCTTCAATCAAAGAGAATGAGAACGCAAACATGAGGGGGAAAAGTTCAGATCCTTTTGAGTTTTTCAATAAAGATTTGAAAAACAACTTTATTTCAAAAGAGTTAATTGATGTTTTTGAAAAACTTCTTGACCAGTTTGACACAGAAGTCGGAATTCCGTCTGTCGGTTCTGATAAAAAAGAGCGTTTAAATGTTATGGAAACTGAAAAAAACGACATAGAATCTGTGACACGACTTACTACATGGCTAGAAACAATGCAGACAGGGGTTGACATGGCAAACAGTCTTTATCCTAGTTTAAATCTGAACATAAAGATCAGAGACTATAAAAAGGCAGGTGTAACAAATGGGTATGTATAAAATTACAATAGCCGGACTTTATGAATATGATCAAACATTATTTGATAACATGACTTTTCCGGCAGAAGCTGACAAACAGAACTTTATTGACAGTTTACTTTTAAGCTATGGGGATTGCGAACCACTCTATCCGGATAGTGATTTTATGAAACACTCAGCTATTCCGGCATGGTCGAAAAAATGGCAGGATTCAATTGAACGTGTTTTCCTTGCATTAAAGAAAGAATATAACCCAATCGAGAACTATGACAGACAGGAGACTTGGACGGATTCGCCTGACATTGAACGAAACACTGTAACAGGTGGTAAAGACAAAAACACATTACAGGCAGGCAGAGGTTCCGTTACGTCAAACACAGGATCCAACACTATGGAAGAAAAAGTAAGTGCTTTTGATTCAAGTAGTTATCAGCCATCAAAGGAAGATACAACAACTTACGGAAATAGTACAAAAATGGAAACATCCGGGCAGGATGTAAACGACATTGAATATGGGCGAACTGAAAAAAATACGGAAAAAGGGACTACAACTCACACTGGACAGATTCACGGAAACATAGGCGTGACTACTTCACAACAAATGTTAGAATCGGAACTCCAACTGAGAAAGCAATCATTTATAGATTATTGCACAGGATTATTTGCAAATGACTTACTGATTCTTGTTTATTAAGAAAGGAGAGAAAAATGATTAATACGTACCCTCACAGCTCCACACAGGACATGAACTTAGACTACCTCTTAAAAGTGGCAAAGCATGCAGAAGAGGATCACAAAGAATGGTCAGACATAAAAGGGACTGCACAAAAGCAGATTGATGATGCAATTAAAGCGTCACTAGAATCCGGAGAGATTGGAAAAGTAGTTGATGATGCAACGAAAAAAATCTTGACGGATGAAATTGAACCATTAAAGAACACAGTAACCGAACAAGGCAAACTGATTTCTAATCTCGAAAAAAGAGACGGTTTATTTGATTTAAGCGGTAGAACTATCATTATCGGAGACAGCTACACAGTAGGCTATACTCCGGAAGGAAATATAACTCCTTGGACAGAACACTTTTTGGATTACTGTTCTATAGACAATGTAACTATTAAAAGCAATGGTGGTGCTTCTTTTTCAACGTCTAATAACTCATTTCTTATGCTTTTAAATCAGATTGACGCTGATCCATCTGTAAAGCAGATCTTAGTAGTTGGGGGTTATAATGAGTTCGGTTTTTATTCAGAAATTGAAAATGCGATCAACGCTTTCTATGGAGTAGCGCAAACACGTTTTCCAAACGCTAAAATTTTTGTAGCAATGGTTGCATGGTCAGCGGACAGCACACAATGGAACAGATTCAAGATTGCAAAAAGTGCGTATAACACACAGCGGAAAAATTGGAACTATCTTAATGGAAGCGAATATATTTTACACGCTGACGGATTCATGGGGTCGGACGGTTTTCATCCAAACACGACCGGACAGGAACGACTCGCTACATACCTTGCGGAAGCAGTAAAAACCGGGTCTTGTCATCCATCCTTTTATGATGTGACTGCAAACTTTGAAGCAGGAGACTTTACAGCAACTCCGGGGTCTAGTTGGGTGTTCGTTACAGAGTACAACGAAAATAATAGTAATATCATCTGGAGTGATTATGTTTGTTTTCCAAACAGCGGTGAACTTGTTTGTAATGGTACAGAATACTATCTAGGTCGCATCTATTCTACCAGTTTTATTGGAGATGGAAACGGTTATACATGCTACCCTACTAGTGTGATTGTAAAATCTGGATCCGATTTTTATCACATTCCGGCACAGTTGAATTTCCGAGCGAGACAGATTTATCTTGCTCTGTATGACATTAGTGATGACAAGCATAACTACAGAACGCTTACAACCGTAACACAGGTACAAATTCACAGAGGATCCATTACAATGTAATGTTTTCACGTGAAACAAAAAATAAAGGGATGCAAATTTGCATCCCTTTATTTTAACTATATAAAACATCTTTTGTCTCAAACGGCAACGGCAACCCTGTTTCCTTATCATACGGAATGGTGTGATCCAATTCATACTCCGTATCGGATAAACGGATTGCACATCCATACTCTATTCTGCATCCATCAACAGTTATATTGTTAATTCCTTTGCTATAGAGGTATTCCGTTTTAAGTTTCCAACTTGGGTCTTTTTTCCAGTCGTTTGCACGGCGGTAGTTTCTACGATAAGTGAGACTATTTCTATAGATGAATCCTTTTTCAAAGTTATTTATATTGTCATCAAGACAGTACACTCCGTCTTTTGGAACTCCTGCAACGGTCTGTTTTAGCTTTCCCTTTTCACGGTAACAGTAACGCTTGCTACCCATAGTTTTAAATTCGCTATAAATACCGTCAAACTCAGCAATTCCTAGCGTGTGTGATTCTCCATCAAAGAGTACCGTTCCAAGTCCTCGTTGCTCTGATTTTTTCATGATTTTTTCATTATACTCAACAAGTTTTTTCCTATCCCATTCCGTGCCTTTAACGGAATCGGTGTCAGAATAAAACCATATTTTGCAACACTTCCCAAGTTCAAATAACTCAGACTGGGCATAGGCTGTAATCCATACTCCCCATTGATAAGGTAAAAAAGAATTTCTACTTTTGTAATACTTTTGTAACTTTTCATCATATTCAGATTCACATAAAACATCAGTCCATAACCCTGTTTCATAATCTTCTTCAAACATGGATTGGATCATCTTTTGAACCATCATGCCATAGATTCCATTAAGTTCCCCTTTTGAAATCATATAAAGCACCGGGTCTGCATGTTTCAATGTGTTCTTATGTTCGAAAAGTTCTATCACATACTTAATAATCCAATCTGGCAAGTAGTCTTTCTTTGCACGTATGACGTTTGCAACGTCAGCCCATTCAAAGTCATAGGCTTCAAATATGACCTGCAAATCCGGATCCGTAAACGGATAGATTACAAGATCTGCATTAACGATTTTACCATTATCAAGATTCAACTCCATAGCTTTCTTTTTACTTATCTTATCTGCATCTGGAAACGTGCAAACTTTTGCTTTGTGAAAAGCAAGAGGTGGCATTGGATGCCCTTTTTTCAAGCGTAGCTTTTTCAAGCGTATATAGCCGGCAAAAGCATAATGCTCTTTAAGATCCATGATTTCCTGCAACGATAACTTTGTAGAAACAAAGTTTGTCATAGGAAACTTTTCATATACGATTCTAGCCGGATAAGAACTTGTAAAATCGTAGCACTCCACCGGTTCCGAAATTAACTGATTGACATAGTAGCGGTTCGCATGAGTATAGCCACCGTGATAGCAGGATGCGAGCAACTCGTACTGATCTAAACTAAGTCGCATTGACATAAATTTCTTATGCCATTTCTTGTCTTTTCGTGATCTTGATCTTGCTTGGTTACGGATAAAGCCTGTATTTGTCAATGGGGCAGTAGCAACAGTTACGTTTCTTTGCGATAAATAGAGCCGTAAAGCTTTACACAAGCAGATAGTATCAACACAAACATAAGCTAATTCCTTTACAGTACGCCCAGATTCAGGGGTTCTTTTCTTTTTATAGTCCCACGTACCAGTAGCTTTCTCAAGCGTCCCCATGTCCTTACAGAGACGTTCAAGAGTACGTTGTGTAAGGATAGCACTATCACGGATTTCAATGCCGAAAGATTGCCATTGCATAAATACGTATCTGTGAGTTTTAACAGCTAATTTTCGATCCGGAACGCCAAACTTCTCTAATAGATGATTGCGCAGAAACATATAGTCATACGATAGGTTATGTATATAAAATCTCACTGTATGTTCTTTATCAGCATGAAGCGTGTCACAAATCCGGTCAATCGTATTGATAAGATCACGTACATGATTACCGTACAAACAGCTATCATTTTCTATAGTTATAGTCCAATCAGTTATCCATCCAATGTCTTCATTATCAGACACATAGGTCTCAGTGTCTACAGTTATGATTTTTTCATAAAAAGACTGATAATGTCCTGCATTACTTTTTCGTATGAAATTACCGTCAAAAAGACGCATGTAATCGTAGTCTTTAAATGATACAATTGGATATCCTGCTATAACCATTTTTTTTTTTTTACCTCTTGTATTTATATTTCAGTGCTTCTGCTTCTCCCGGAGAAACCTAGCTCTTTTGCTACGTCATCCGCTCTATCTATGTCCGTGCGGTCTCTGAACTCTTCTAATTTGCTAATTATTTCATTCATTGTATCACCGTCTCGCAAAGCTTTTCCAACGAACTCTACAGCCTGTTCAGAAGAATATAACAGACTTATAAGTTCAAAAGCATATGACTGAAAAAATGCACTCATCTCGCTTGTATCTTTGAATTCAAGACCATATTCAGACAACTTCTCACGTCTCTTTTTTATGATGGATTTCCATCCGGGAACCGTAGAACTTTTTTCTTTTAAGACATTCTGCATCATTTGTACCTGCTTACGCATGGAAGAAATCTGCATATAAAGGACGTTACGATCACTGTAATCCAACTTTATTTTTTCTCTTATTCTTTTATTATACCCGAACTTTTTTAGAAATGCATTGTAATCAGCGTAAGCACCACCGGATTCAGAAGTGAATCCTGCTCTCTCTAAACGAACCATACGCTGATTTAGACGTTTAGCCAAACTTGTATAAAGTCTGGCTAATTCTTTTTCATTAAGTTTATATGGGTTTATATCCTGCCCCTTGGTTGTGATTCTTTCTGCTCCCTTTAAAGCCATTGCTACTCCTTTCTAAATCTTGGGGCGATCCAATCATCACACTGGTCAAAAGTTCCGTCCGGATAAACTTCAATACCTTTTACCCATTTAAGAAACATTGTAGGACGTTTATAGCCGGACACTTTGAACTCATTCCAGAGACCGTTGTAATCCATAAACTCGGTGACTGCATCTGCTTTTTTCTTTGCGTAGTATTTATAAATTGCGTTAAATTGTGTTTTACTTCTTTTCATTGTATGTTCTCACCTTTCCTAATTTTTTATACTTCTACCAAGAGTTTATTTAATAGTTTCTCAAGATCACGACTTAATTGTTTAAGGTTCATTGTACGTTTACTATAGTACTGGTTCTGCTTCATCTTTCTATCTCCTTAATGACTGTATTGATTGTTACAACCTCATAATAGCAGTTTTACATATAAAAGTCAACGGTTTTTATAACAAAGTATTAAAGTCAGACAGATTGATAAATTGTCTGAATTGTTTCTAATTTTCACACAATTTGTCTAATTGTCAGAATTGTTTCTAATTTCACACAATTTGTCTAATTGTCTGACAAGTTGGGGAATTTGCATGAATTGTCAGAACGAACTGTCATGCCTAGTTT